GAAACTACGACGGGCTTACAACAATCGCGAGTAATAATATCACTCCGATAGTAGAGCAAATGATTGAGACTATTCAGGATCAAGTATTTGAGCAAATCGAAAGCGGTGCAATTAGCATGAGCGATGTTACGGTATCACTTGATGAGCTTGTGGACTTTGAAGAGGCAATCTTTGAGGCGTGCGAAACAGTCAAGCAAGAGCTACTTACTCAGTTTTCACTCGGAACCGAAGACTTAAGCGGCGCGGTTGGGCAAGAGATACAAGCCTTGACTACTGAAAGTGCGAATAAGATACGCGAGTCTATCGGAGTGATTAAAGAGGATGTACAAAAGACGCTTATAGCAAACTCAAGCAAGACCAAAGACGAGCTATTTGATATGCTTAAAACTCAATTCACTTCTCTTAAGACATCAAGAGCTCGAATGATAGCAAATACGACCGCCGCGAATGTTACAAGCGGAATGCAGCATACGGTCTATAAAGACCTTGGCTTCAAAATGATGTGGCTTACTCAACGCGATAGCAAAGTAAGACCTTCACATGCAAGACTTGACGGCTCATTCCAAGACGGTAAAGGCAAATTTACGGTAGAGAATCAAGAAGAGGATACCGAAGGCAATATCACTACGACAATTGAGACTACAGACCGCCCTCTAGGTCGTGGATTAAGCGCCTCAAATGCTATCAATTGCAGATGCCAATTATTCCCAGTTGAAGAGTAAATAAAAATACAGGATTTAATATGAATTTAATAACTAGAGAACTCGTACTCGAGACCAGAAATGGTTACGAGTATGAAGGGAACGGAGAGAAAGAATATGAAGAGAAAGAGAATGACCTCTTCACCTTCGTAGTCTCAACTCCCGAAGTTGATCGGTATGGTACTATCATAGTTCCTGCAGGTATAGATTATACGGCATATCTAAACAACCCGATTGTACTTGCCCAGCATGACTCGGATCAGTGGCCTATCGGTCGCTGCTTAGGTTTTGCAATGAACGGCGAAAACTTGGAAGCTACTATTCAAGTTGAGTGCGTAACTGAAGAGGGCAAGAAACTTACAAAACTTATTAATGCAGGTTTTGTCAAAGCCGTATCAGTTGGTATCATTCCGACCGAATATGAAGAGCAAACTATCGACGGAAATAAAGTAACAGTATATACCAAGTCAGAGCTTGTAGAATTTAGCGTCGTAAGCGTTCCGGCGAACCGTCAAGCACTGCTTAAGAAATCACTGAAGAATCTTATCAAAGACTCACTTAATAAATACAAAAAGGAAACTCGAATGTTAACCCCAGAGATCGAAGCAAAGATCGCTGATGAGCTTCTTCCGGCTATCAAAGAAGCTTTCATCGCCGAAGTGATTAATCTCGGTTTTTCACCTGAAGAAGCCGAAGCATCCGTTAATGCTTTCATCACCGCAGGCGTGCCTCCTATGCTTGCAGTTTTGAAAGGCGAAGCACCAGCCGTTGAGCCTGAAGTAGCACCAGCTCCCGAAGCAGCCGAGCCTCCAGTTGAGGTAGTAGCTGAAGAGGAAGTAACTGCATCTTTTGTAAGCCCTGAAGTAAGAGTAGGAAAGAAAATTGCAGCTTCCACACAAGCGCAAATCAATGAAGGTATGGATATGATTCAAACCGGTTACAAGAAGATCAAGCAAGCTATCGGAGTTGAAGCAGGCCGTTCTATCACTTTGAACATGCCTAAGAAATTTAATACAGAAGACTTAATCAATTTAATCTAAGGATATTACCTAATGGAAAACATTATCGTAACAAAAGACCAACTCAAAGAAGTTGTAGACCGCAAAGTCGCAGATCAGCTTCGCACTTTGCACCCAGTAAACAATCCATCACCTGCTAGAGGTTTGGTATCTATCAAAGCAGATCACGATTCACGCCGTGACCAAGCTCGCGTAGTTGCTGATTACATTCTTGCTAAGCACCAAGGCCGCGACGGTCAAGCAGATGAGATTGCACGCGCTGCAAATAACAAGTATATCACACGCGCAAACTTCAATACAGGTACAACCGCTCAAGGTGGTGCAGCCGTTCCTCAATTCTGGGTTGAAGAGATCATGTCTTTTGCTGATCAGTTCGGTTATGCAAGAGCACTTGCTAAGATCTACCCAATGAGAGGCAAGACAGAAAACCTCGTTTCTTCAGGTGCTTTCACTGGTGCCGTAGTTGCTGAAGGTTCTGGATTGACTTTGACTGACTCTACAAACTTCTTCACAGCAACTGCAATGACAGCTCGCAAGATCGTAGCCGGTGCTATCGTATCTGAAGAGCAGCTTCAAGATGCAACTCCTGCATTCTTAGATTATGTCGTAAACGGTCTCGGCCGCGCTCTTGCTGAAACTGAAGACAAGCAGTTTTTCAATGGTGATGGGAACGCTCCAAACTTTACCGGTATCACTGGTATCTCTGGTACTACAACAGTTCGCCAAGGTGGTGCTAATAACTCAGGTAAGGATACATTCGCTGAAATCTCATGGACTGACCTTTGGAACTTGCGCCTCGGTGTAAATTCTGGAGTTGGTGCAAATGGCGTTTTCGTAGTTCCTCAAAGCGTCTTCGGATACTTGATGAAAGAAACAGGCGGAAGCCGTCCTATCTTCGACATGGTAAGACCTATCGAGATCACATCAATCGGACTTACAGCGCTTGCAGGTAATAGCTACTTTACACCTACAGGCCGTCCGATGCATGTTGTACCTGATTCACTCTTCCCAACTTCAGCCGCAAATACAGCGTCTGCATTCTATTGCGACTTCAATCAATTCACAGTGATGGGAGTTCGCGAAGATGTAACAGTTAACGAATACAAAGAGTACTTTGGTGCTACTGGTTTGGGTGGTACTCATCAAAAAGGTATCGAAGTTGTTGAGCGCGTAGCTTTTGCATTCCCAGCTCCAAGCGCGATCGGTGTTCTCAAAACTTCAACTACCTAATTAAGGTGAACTAATGCTCGTAGATGTAATTCTAATCGAGCCGTATAAAGGCGTATCTGCGGGGTATGAGACATCTCTCCCCGCAGCTATTGCCGAGGCTCTTATCAAAGACGGCAAGGCGAAGCCGCTAACTGCAGTAAAGCCCGAGCCGGTAAAAGTAGAAACCAAGAAAACAGGTAAATAACATGCCATATACAAGCGCAAATCCGAGGGCGTTCGCGGCTCTCATGACCTTTCTTAATTTGGAAGTAAACGGCGACCCGACTACCGAAGATACGGCGCTTTACACTTGGTTTGATGAACTGATAAAAATCTCATACGACGAGGCTGAAGGCTATTGCGGTCAGCCTCTTCGTACTGGGAGTGTAAACTATCAGTTTTACGCTTCAAAGGCTCAAAGAGGACTCGAAGCTAATCACTCATGGAAGTTTATACCCTATAATGCAGGTACGACTCTTACGACGCTCCAATGGCGTGAAAATGAGTTTGCAACTTATGCCGCGTATGATGCAGGTAACTTCGCATGGAATGCAGAACCCTATGCGAATTATATCATATTTAGGGATAGAACAAACGGACAATTTAAGGCGACTCTTAGCACGGGATATACCGACGCTAATATGCCATATACAATCTTGCAAGGCATCGCCGAAATGAGCGCTCTATGCTATAAGCAATCGCCTCAAGGCGGTAATTGGTTTGGGCTTAACTCGGTATCGACTGGAGGAGCGGGTCAGAATGTGTCCAATAGCCTCAAGACCGATATTGATTGGCATAAATACTTTGCTCAATTCGTAATACCAACGGTGTAAGATGCTTGATGTAGCTCAACTGCAAGGAATACTAAGACCGATTATAAACGATCAGCTCTTGCGCTTCCCTTTCGTTATGCAAGCCTTCATAGGTACGCAAATGGAACGCAGTGGACTTAAGGAAAGGATAGCACCTTCGACAAGCACAAAGCTCGCAATCAATACCGGTAAGTTATTCCGATCTTTTGCGCGTGGTAGTGAGGGAAATGTTTACAAAGTGCAAGAAAGTAGTGGTATATTTGAGCTAGAATACGGCTCTGATTTGCCATACGCTCGCATTCAAGAAACAGGCGGCTTCATTCGTACTAAGGGCAAGATGGAAGGCTACTTTTGGAATCGCTATCGTGAGACGGGAGTAGCGTACTTTCGGAATATAGCTCTAAAAGTGAGACGGGTCGGCGGGGTGCAAATACCAGCGCGTCCTTACTTCGCGCCCGCCGTGCAAAGATTTAGACAAGACAACAAATATGCAGACGGAGTGAGATCTGCGATTATTCAAGGAATACAAACATGGCAAGAGAATCAGCGGCGCTCCAATCAGTAGCCGATCAACTTCGCACAATGAGCGGAGTCCGAGTATATGACCAAGTTATGATAGACAAATGGAATACTTATCAGTTCCCTTTTGTTGGTATTCTTGGCGGGTCGGATTCTCGCGAGGTGATAGGCCTTGAAGATGACTCGGCGTTTGCAAATAAAGGGCAAATAGATATGTACTTGCTTGTCGGAGTGCAAGTAAAAAAGAACTCGACCGCAGGAAAGGCCGTGCTTCGCGAAAACCTTGCAGATTACGCCGAAGCGATCGAGAATAAATTGACAAATTACCAACCGCCAGAGTATGAGAGTGACTTTGAGCTGACTTACTTTGCCCCAGTTCACTTCATTGATGCACAAGCAGTGACATACAATGATGATGAAACCAAAGGCATATACTTCATGACTTTTAGAGTAGTTTATTATAGGAGTGAAAAGTGATAGTAAGCGCATGTGTAATCTTTCCTGAAGGGGAAGATTTGAGAGATTGGAGAAATAGTTTGCCGGAAGACAATATCGAAGTAGTTGCACTTCAAATAACCGTAAATTCCCGACTCAAACAGCCGATATTTACCGAAGTAGGTCGCATTGAAGGTCATACAGTTTTGTCATGGGAAGTGCCTAACATAGAAGACTATTTTGACTTCTCATATTGCCGTAACAAACTTGATGAATATGCGACTGGTGAATGGATACTGCACATGGATAGCGATGAAAGGCTTTGCAGTCCTCACGATGATTTTTGGAACTATATCGAAGAGCTTAACGATAGCGATGCCGACGCGGCTATGCTCACCATTGCAGGGACTAATCCTGATATTGATGAGCGAATTAAGTATGCAAGAAATCGATATGCAGGGTCTAGCATGAGAATTAAGCGCCGTGCATCTGGTATCAAGTGGAAATCAATATGCCATGAAGTGCTAGACATCGAAAATAGAGATTCGGTAATCGGTGATACGGATATAGTCTTATTCCACTACGGATATAGCAAAACAAAAGAAGAGATATACAAAAAAACAGAACGGAACGCAAAGCTGATGATCCGCGAATACACTCGCGAAAAGTCAGACCGAAATTGGCAATACTTAATTAACACATTCTCATATCTTAAAACAAAACAAAACGAGGTAACATCATGGTAGTAGGTGGAAGTAATCTCAGCGTGTTCTTCACAGCGAATGAACTCGTAACGACCCCAGCCGCTCAAGTAGGAGCTACTCCAATTTACTCAATGAATCGCAAGATTAAGACATCATTGACTCGTACTACTTTTACAGTAGATCAAAACGAAGACAATCCGGTACTTACTGCATTCTTGGAAGAGTACGCACCAACAACAACAGTAACACCTGATACTGGTGAATACGAAGACGGTACAAAGTTTAACTCATCACAAGCGACAAGCGATACACTTTTGCAAATCGTGTACGGTGGAGTAGATACTGGATCCGGTAAGCGTAAAGTAGTCTTGATGCTTTGCAAACTTGCACAAGATGCAGGCGCTTTTGATCAAGAATCAGGTAAGTACACTAAGCCAAAAGTTGCTGGTGATGTGGTAAATCCTGAATACGATATTCAAGTAAGTTCAGCATTGTTCTGTACTAATCTTGTAACAGGCGCGACAAATGTAACAGTTCCTGCGAAGATTGGATACAAAGAAGTTTGGTTCACAAAAGTCTAAACATCACAAGGGGCGGCTTCACCGCCGCCCCATTTATTAACTAGGAGATAGCATGAAATTATATCTAAACGACACCGCGCATGAAGTGCCTTTACATACGAAACTCACACCCGCACTCTATGACAAAGTTACGCCTCTTTTGAGTGAACTAGCTCAAACCAAAGGCGCTCAAACCGCAGCCGAGCAGGAGATTATGGATAAGGTATTTTTGAATGAAAGCCTTGCAAGTAAAATTGATTTGACAAAAGGGCAGGACGCCTTCAAAGACATTATGCAAGAGTTCGCATTCCAAGAAATTGTAAAGACTGCATATCTGAAAGTTCGCTCTAATCTCTTTGAGGTTATCAATGTCGATGCGACTACGATCCCGAAGATATTTGAATTCGTAAAGACTTGTATTGACCACCCCAAAGTGCAAAACGGTGAGCTTTTGGCCGGTATTCAAAGCGAAGTAGATTCTGAATTTTGGCAAGGTCAAGATTTAGACGGCATCTTGGACTCACTCAAGTTTTTTCGTGAAACAGTATGCCGAAGAGTCCGCATTATGTGAGTATTACTTGTCGGAGCTTGTGATATTCAATGACCCCGACGATGACGAGTATGAAGAGAGTGAAGATGGGAGCGCTTATTATCTTGGCGAGCTAAGCGGGCAATACTGGATCTTCAAAGGCGCGGCAAACGGTGACCCCGCCGTATATTTGCGCCTGTATTATGATACTCCGAGAGTAGATGTAATCAAGACCTATGCCTATCTAATTACTTACCACAAAGAACGCCGTAAAATGGAGCGCAGAATAAATGGCCGATGATATCAAAATTAAGTTAGGGCTTGATGCCGCCGAGTTATTCGCAGGGCTTAATAAAGTCACGAGCGAACTTAACCAATTACAAGGCGAATCAAAGCAATCCGAGCAAGCGCTCGATAAGGTAGGTGATACCAACTTCGCAGGCGCGGCGGCTGATGCCGACAAGCTCGCGGCTTCACTTGATGGGGTAGGCGAAGCCGCTGAGGGTGCGGGTGGTATCCTCGGCGGATTGCAAGCGGGCCTAACCGATGCGTTCTCAGGTGGTTTAATAGGTAGTCTTATCGGTGGTGGTATCGCGGGAGGCGTTCAGGCTGGTGTAGGAGCTATCATAGATGGCTTTGGCGCGGTCGTAGATGCTGGAAGGGGTTTGATATCGGCTCAAGGTGATTTGCAAGCTCAGACGGGCGCGACGGGCGCGGAATTTGAAGCTCTTAAGAAAGAAGCAGATGATGCGTTTCTTGGAGGGGTCGGTGAATCCGTAGCCGAAGCGACTAAGATCATAAGCAATGCTAAGGTAGTGCTCAAAGACGCGCTCCCTACCGAGCAAATCGGAGAATTTACCGCACGCGCTCAAGCGCTTGGTAGTTTGTACGACAAAGATGTTAATGAAGTCATTGCAAAGTCAACTCCATTTATTAAGCAATTCGGACTTGATGGAGATCAAGCGTTCAACCTTATCGCACTTGCTGCAAAAGAGGGCAAGACTTCGCAAGACGATGTACTTGATACGCTCGCAGAATACTCTCAATTACTTGACGAGGCGGGCTTCAGCGCCGAAGAGTTTACGGGTGCTTTAGTGGTCGCAGGCCAAGAGGGCTTATTCAATACCGATAAGATTGCAGACTCGATTAAAGAAGCTCAAATCAGGCTTAAAGCTGGTGATACGGCAAAGGCTTTTACGGATATTAAAGATCAGTTACCCGCCGCGCTTGGTAGCACTCTTGGCAATCTTGAAAAACTCGCATCGAGCGGGCAAATTACGATTAAAGAGTTCTTAGCCAAGTCAGGCGAGTCAATTAAGACCGCGTTTGATTCAGGTCAAATCTCCGAGGCTATGGCTTCTCAATTACAAGTAGCCGTCGCAGGAACGCCCGCCGAAGATATTGGAGTACAAGCGTATAATAAATTATTCGGCGCTCCAATACCAACCGATGAAATTACAAAGAAAGCAACCGAAGCAGGGCAAGCCGCTCAAAATGCCGTAGGTCAGTATCTTACATTCGATGCGGTTGGTCGTAATTTGTCGCTTGCATTTGAGAAGTCAAGCGCTGCAGTGGTTGGAGCTATCAATTCGGTAGCTGGCATAGTGCTTAATATCTTTAATGAAACGCTCGGACCCGTATTTGATCAGTTTGGTGATACTTTTGCTAATGTATTCAAGAATATCTATTCAGTAATACAGCCTATACTCGCTGCAATTGGAGGGATAATAATTGGTACTATCGTGCCTGCTTTTAATATAGCTATAAGCACGGTAACAATTGTTGGTGATATATTTAATTCCGTTTTTGATGCTATTGTGAATGCTTTTGCTCCACTTACCGATGCAATAAGTGGCTTATTCGGCTCTGGTGGTGGAATGGAGCAAGGCATTGATGTATTACAAATCTTCAAAGATGCGCTCGGAACGGTTACGACAATTATCACTGAAGTAGGGAAAATAGTAGCCGACTTCGGCGGATTGCTTGTTGAATTTCTTATCACACCGATTCAGACCGGTATCGAAGTAATTGCCGACATAGTTCGCTCGATTGGCGGCTGGATGTCCACGAATGATGAGAATACCAAGTCTATCAAAGGCACTGGTGAAGAGACTCAAAAAGCTAAGGGTTTTGTCGATACGCTTCGCACTGCATTTGATAATATACGAGGCACTATCGGAGGCGTAAAAGAGGCGTTTATACAAGTCAAGACTACGATAGGACAATTTTGGGATGCTATCACTCAATTCGATCTTAAGAAAGCGCTTGAAGCTTTTACGGGATTTGGGGATAAGCTCTCAACGGCTTATGATAAAGGATTCAACTCGACAAAAGATGCAATAAATCAAACTCGCGAAGCCGAGAAGAAAGCTGAGACCGAAAGGCAAGCAGCTGAAGAACAAGCGGCTACTAAAACGGCAACCACAACAGCCAAAAAAGTAGCAACCGCAAAAGCGGGTGAAAAGGCTGAAGCGTTCGCAAAACTCGATGAGCTTAAAAGGTTTTACGCAGGCAAAGCCGCAGAGATTGAGAATGATAATATTCGCACTTTGCGAGAGTCAGGACTTCAAGGTGAAGAGCTTAAGAAATTACAAACTAAGCTCGATATTGAAGCACAAGATAAACTTAAAGAGTATCTTAATGATAAGATAGGAAGAGTAAAAGACGCAAGTGTATTGCTTAACAAAGAACAACTTAATGCAGTGCTTAAGCCTGCAACTCCTAAGCAAATGCTTGACCTTGAGACATTCTATCTCAAAGAGATGGATAAGCTATCGAAGATTACGGTAATTGAGCCGAAGGTGAAACTACCCGACTTCAAAGACGAGCTTAAAGGATTTGAAACTGCAGTAAAGGATATAGAGAAAAATACAGATGCGCTGATACCCAAAACCCTTGCAACTTCGCAAGAGGCACTCGATGCGAATACAAGCCAAGTGACTAAGTATCTTGACTTTATTAAGTCTCAAAACGCGGAAATAGAACAAGCTAAGACCGAAGCCCTCGCAAGTGGCAATATCGAAGCCGCTGAGAGCTTTGACGCACAAATACAACGCAATGTATTAAGCATCAATACGCTCACTTCAAGGCTTGCAACTTATCAAGCGGATAGCTCAAAGGCAATCGCAAAAGCTGAAGAAGAAGCCTCGCTAACTTTTCAACTTACGACCGCGCTTCAGACTAACATTCTCGATGCCTTCAACTCCGAGCGCATAGCAAAAGAGCGCGAAGCGAATGAAGCTATAAGAGCTGAGAAACTTGGAGCGCTTGACCAAGAAGAAAACGACCTCACTACCTCACTTGCGAAGCGCGAGGTAAGCTTTGAAGAGTATGCTGCCAAGATGGCTGATATTGACAAAGCAAGGCAAGACGCGATGGAAGCGACCGAGATTGATTTTGGTAAAAAAATAAAAGGCGCTTTAGATAAAACAGTAGGTGCAGTTCTACAAGGACAAGCAAAAGCTATCACTACTTTTGTAACAAAGTCTTTTACCGAAACAGGAAAAGAAGCATCCGAATCTACAAAGATAATAGGAGCGGCCGCAGGTCAACTTGCAACTCAATTCGGCGCTCTCGCTGCAAGCGGTCAAGCAACCTTACGCGACTTTGCAGCGGCTTCAGTAGATATTGCTTTAACCGCACTAAATCAAATGGTACCTATCTTTATCGCTGAAATTACTGGTAAGCAATTTGCTGAACTTGGTATTGCTGGTATCGCAGCTGCTGCTGGTTTGACAATCATTCTTAATGGATTAGTAATGCAAGCGAGGGCTTCCGCAGGATTCAAAGACGGGGTCGTAGATCTTGCAGGGCCCGGAACTGAAACCTCGGACTCTATACCAGCATGGCTATCGAAAGGCGAGTCAGTGATAACCGCTTCAAGCACGCGAGCGAACAAAGAGGAACTTGCATGGATGAATAATAATCCCGGTATGAGTATCCGAGATTACTTCACATCGCACGCGCCTCAAGTTCGCTATTCAGTTGGTGAAGACGGTGGGCTTATTCGCGAGGTGCAAAAGCTTCGCGAAGAAACTCGCGGGCTTGGTAGGCAAATCAACCGTAATACGCATGTATCCATAAGCGGCGAGCTAAGAGCCGATAATAACTCAATCAAGGCCGTAATCGATAACGAGCGCCGCCGTAATGCAAGGAGAGGATAAATGTCTTGGAGATATTGGGTAAAGTTTGAAGGCGCAACTGAGGCTACCTTTCAGCCTGTTAATACTTTGGCAGTAGAATTACCTATCTTTGGTATGCATCCAAGTTATTCCGTAGAAAGTTCAAACGAGGTAAGCATGTCAGGAACGGAAATAGGTCAGCGCCGTATCCGAGTAAGCTTGGAGCTTGACTGCATTCCGGTTAGTACATGGGACTACGGAACTATCAATACTGACAATGTGCAATACTTACTGCAAGAAATTTTGCAAAAGCCATACACCCGGATAGTAGCACCTACGACCGCAGGCTACAACTTGCCGACAAGATTCCAAAGCGCTGGGTCTTTCACTTACACAAAGGCGCTTATGCCGTTTGTCTTCGCACGATGTGACTTCAGTAATGAAAAACAGTGGGCTTCAGGGCTTGAAAAGTTTACTATCACATGCTATCGCAAGGACTTGATCTAATGGCTCTATCTAATCAGCGCTTTGTTACAACTTGGACAAGTGAGGATAGCATCCAATGGCGTATGTATATCATTCCGAGTAGTGTGGATTACATAAGCCCCGCCGTAAGCTCAAATGTGACGCTCCCCTCGGAGTTCCTGCTTCGCGATATGAGCCTTGAGACTGAACTCGGAAGCATACCCGCTGGACTCGTAAGCCAAGTGCTAAAGATAAATGTCAATATAGCCGCCTTGCAGGGCACTCAAGCGCTAAATGACTTGAGAGTTGAACTATTACAAGGCACTACGACAAAAAAGCGCCCCCTAAATAGTGATGGTACGCCGTGGATAGATGCATTCACTACGACCGAGCAGACCGAGTTCGATGCCTTCAATACTTTTGTACTTCAGTACAATGACGGGAGCGGATACAAGACCGCTTTTATAGGATGCCAAAAATACAGCGCGGAAAACGAAATCGAAATAACCGCGCTTGATAATGTGGTAACTTTTACAATTGAGATTTACGACATACAACGATGCATAGGAGAGGCAATAACCCCGCATATATGGTCTCGATTGCTAATGAGAGATAATACTACGGTGAATTATTCAGCATCGGTAGCTTTAAGCGAAAATACTCAATTTACTAAGCTCTATTCCGGATTTATGCTTGATGACCCAATTACGGGATATGCTATGCTTGATGTTTTGCCGGATGGATTCACGATGTATATCAGTACATTCGCACGGCTCAAAACTAAGATAAGTGAGATGTACTCAAAATACATGAGAGCTCTTACCGGTAAATTGACCGCGTCTTTTGTATGTCATGATATGTTTATTCATTCGATATTTTTCAAGGATAATAGCAACAATTTCATACCAGCTCAGTATCTTTGCTATGTCTCTGAAATTTACGATAATCAAGGTCAGCTAGTAGGTGGTGCTCTTGGTGATTCTAAGATGTTCGCACAGTTTACGAACTTTTATGAAGCATATAAGATGCTTTGCGATAATGCGCTTGAAACTGTAAGACCTACATATAGCTTTACTTCAGGTACTCCCGACGCATATACGCTCACAATGGTATCTACTAATCCATACCCAGCGCTAGGAACGCCGTCAATTATTTTTGATCAGGATAACACATATAGCAACTTCAAAATAAAAATGTTCTCCGAAGTGCTAAACCAAGTAACTACGGAAGTAACGAGTATAACCGGAAATAGCGATACTACTTCATTCCCAAGCGGTAAGCAAGGGACTAGCGGTGATAATAGCAAAGACTTGAAGATTATGTTTCATAATGTGCCCCAGCTAACTAATCGCTCGGCAAATCTTGCTTCATATGCAGATATTCCATATGGTAGTTATATTAAATGGCAAAGGAATACTATCAATAGTGGATATTTACTATACTTCGAGGCAAGCACCATCATAATAGTTCCAAAGCCTATTGTAAATATCTTTTTTGGCGCTGAAGATTACGCCGCGCCGACAGATACAAGCCCTTATACCGATCCAAGTACGCAGGTAATCTGGAAGCAGCAAAATGCATGCCTACCTCAAACCATATCCGAGGCTATGGTAACCTTTTTAGGTCGTAAAAAGCAAGCTGAAGCGACTCTTACGACAAACTTTATTAATGCCAAGTTCACCGATGTAGGCAAGCGATGTACTATCGACTTAAATGATTATAATACGCTCTTAGAGTCAATATACGGCGTGCCTACAGCACTCGCAGTTATCACTAAGCATACGCACAAAGTATATGAAGGCATGGCAGATGTTACACTACGAATAGATGCGGAGGCCGTATGAAATTTAATGAACCCGTAAGGTCTTCAGGTATTGGTAGAAAGCAAGTAGCTTTTAGCATGCCCGATATGCCAAGTAGCTTGACAATTGTTGAGCAACAAGACAATGAAGAAGTTAATAATATCGAAGAGAATCAAGCCGTACTCGCACAAGCAAATGCAGCCTCTCGGATAATCGCATATAGCGCGGCGAGTTCAGCGATGTCGAATAACCAGAATGAGATATGGGGCCTTCGAGGCGTGGCTGACTTCACTACCGATGCAAATGGTTTTGGATTCGTAAAATGGGATCATTCAGGTACTAAGTACAGATATGCGACTCCGCAAATCAATAATCCATTCATGTATGTCGATACCGAAGACCCCGCAAAAATCAGAGTAAATAGACCGGGCTGGTATTTGGTCGATGCTATGGTCGTAGTGGAAAACTACAAGAACGCATCCGACTATCGCATGGATATTTTGATTGATGATACCGAGATTATTGTCGTAGGTTTTGATCGTGTTCATACTAATCAATACCCGACCCTGAGAGTTAACGCAATCGTACCAGTGCCCGCCGTGGTGACCGATATAAACCCGACAAGTACAAGCTACTTTAGGGTAAGATGGCAAGCCGTAGGATTAAGCACGGCTACAACAATCGAAGCCGATGGCTTCATTCATGCAATTTGGCTAAAACCATGGGAAGCCGATGAAACGCATGCAAATACATAAGGAGCGAAGATGAAAGATAGATACTTAGGAAAAACAGGCGAAGATAATGCAATCGTAGAGTATAACTTCGCTGAATTCGGAAAGGCGGGGAATGAGTACTTTGAAGACATAGGTCTTATCATGACAAATGGGACTATTACAGTTCCCGTGCCTTTCCAAGTTGGTAAGATACACAAAGTAAGACTTAAGCAAGAAACAATTGTCGGAGTATATGAGTACTCAGTCCGAGTGTGGTTTTTTAATAAGCCAATTACAACGCAAGTACGAAAAGAAATGCAAGATCTTAGCACGACCGATATGGACGGACTAATCGGATTCACTGAATTTAGAACGGCAAACTATCCAAGCGGACC